AACTTGCCTATTGGTCCGGCTACCTATGCTCAAGATTATATTAATCAGTTATTAAACGTCCTACGACTTTACTTTACTCAGGTAGATAACTTTTCTTTATCTACGGCTACGCCTAATTCTGGAACAACAGCAAATAGACCAACTGAGTTTCTTTTAGTAGGGCAGTTTTACTACGATACAACGCTTGTAAAACCTATTTATTGGAACGGAACTGTGTGGAAAGATTCCGCTGGAACAACGGTTTAATATGATAAAATCAACTAACTTTCACACTGCGAGGGCTATATGAGCCAGCACTATACTGCAAGACAATTAGCTTCTTACGGGCGTGGACCGGATACTGAACTTGTTCACATGTCTAGGAAAGAGATTAAAGGTCTTCAAGAATTAGCTCTGGCACATGGTGGCTCTCTAACAATTAACCCAAATACAGGCTTAGCCGAAGCAGGATTTCTTAGCAAGATTCTACCTATGATTGCAGGTGGAGCGCTAATGATGATTCCGGGTGTAAACGCTTTAGCTGCCGCTGCTATGGTTGGTGGCGGTGTAGGTTTAGCCAAAGGTAGTTTAAAAGAAGGTTTGATGGCTGGACTTAGCGCCTATGGTGGCGCAGGATTAGCATCGGGTTTAGCTGCGGCTGGAACTTCAGCTGCGGTGGATACAGCAGGAGCGGCGGCAGTTGACCAAGCTACAAATGCGGCAGCTACACAAGCTGCAACAGCTACACAAACCGCAGCGGGGGAACAAATAGCGCAAGAAGCTGCTAAAAATGCCGCATATGAAGGTACCGTATTACCCGGAAATTACGCTGAAATGGCAGCAAAACAATCTGCCCCACTAGGTCAAATTCAAGCTCAAAATTATCTGGCAGCTAATCAAGGTAATCTATCTGCCGAAACAATTAAAGGATTACAAAATGCTATACCCAACGCTCAAAACCCATTAGATATTGTTAGTTCTGCTGGAAAAGCAAGCGCATCTTTAAATCCTAGTGTAGTAGACCCAACAACAGGGCAAATTTTTTCTAATATGGGGCAAGGGATAAAAACATTAGCAAATAATCCTTCCCAGCTACCCGGCTTTGCTAGTAGTAATATTGGAGCTTTAACTAGTTTAGCTTTACCAGTTTTAGAAGGAGATCAAAAGTCTAATGTTCCCGGTTATCAACCTGATGAATACGATAAGCGTTTAGGTAAATATCATTTAGCTAGTAACTATAAAGCATACGAAGCGCCACAACCAAACCCATACTACAAAGCACAGTATGAACAGTACGCCAATGGTGGTGTTATAGGTTTAGCTATGGGTGGTATGCCACCTCGAACAAACTTTGCCAATCCTTCGCAGTCAATAATGGGAACATCGCAATATGATATGCCTACAGACCCAATGAGTGGAAATATTGCTCAGCGCATGGCTGGTGGCGGTGTTACAGGTGGCGGAGAAATGCAATTAAACGTACCTATTAATATAGGTGGCGGCGGTGGCGGCAATAGTGGTTTTGGGGGTAGTGGTGGCTATGGTGGTTATAGTAGCGGAGCAGGTTATGCTCCTCCCGGTGGTCCTCAAGGTGGTTCCGCAGGTTCATTAGCTAGTTTATTAAAAGGCGCTCAACAAGTTAAAGAAACTTCACCACTTGGACCACAAGCCCAAGGTGCGCAAATGAATATGCAAGAAAATGCTCAAATGGCTAAGGGCATGTCTAACGATGGGCTTAATGGGTTTAGTCCTATACAAACAAACCAAGGAACATTATTAGCTGGACAGTTTTTACAGGGTTTAAGTGGTATGCCACAAGACCAACAAGAATCTAGTGGGGCAATGTTTAATCCGTTTGATATGCAAGCCCAGAGTAATAACGCATATGCACAGCCACAACCAACTCTAGGAATGGCCTCAGGTGGTATTGCTAGATTTGCAGGTAGAGGTAAAAGCCAAGTTATTCAAGATTATTTAGATAGACAACAGAAAAGCGACAATTATTTACCAGAGTCTGTTGGTGTTCCAAGGACAGGTATATTTAGAGATACTGATATAGAGACGTATAAAAAACCTGCTCTTGAAGCTTCTGTTATTAGACTAGGAAAAATTTACGGTGCTGCTGGTATTAAACCTGCAAAACTCCCTAAAACTTCTATTAAAGGTTTAGGCGATGTAAGTGGCGCTACTCCTGATACTACAGAAGCTGCTAGAGGGGGCACTATGCGTTCTCATTTAGGTGGTTACTCAGATGGTGGGCGTATGCTTAAGGGTCCGGGTGATGGCATGAGTGACGACATTCCCGCTACTATTTCTGGAAAACAGCCAGCCCGTTTAGCTGATGGCGAGTTTGTTATTCCAGCAGATGTAGTATCTCATTTAGGTAACGGCTCAACCGATGCTGGAGCTAAAAAGCTATACAGTATGATGGCTAAAATTCGTAAAGCTCGTACAGGTAAAAAGAAACAAGCACCTGCTGTTAAAGCAGATAGGTTTATGCCCGCATGACGTTGACGGTTAAGCCAGTTTTTACCGATCATTTTCATCAAACATGGCCTTTAGTTGAAGATTTTTTTAAAGCTGTTTTAAAAGTAGACGCAGAAGAATACACAATAGATCAAATTAAGGGTTTATTGTCTCAAGGTATTTGGTTATTATTAGTAGCAGTAGACGAACAAAATGAAATTCACGGTGTTGGAACCATTGAGTTTATAAATAAATTTAATGACAGGATTGCTTTTATAACTACATTAGCTGGTAAAAACATTGTGAACGAAGATGTGTACAAACAAATGTGTGCTATTGCAAAATTAAACGGAGCCACAAAAGTAAGATGTGCAGCAAAAGAATCAACCGTACGGCTTTATAAACAGGTAGGTATGAAAGAACGCCACATTATATTAGAGGCAACACTATGAATTTAATTAAACTATTTAAAACCTTTTTAATAGATCAATTTGTTTTTAAACTTGGCGGCGATAGCGGCGGTGGGCAACCAACTCAGTCTACTTCTTATAATACTAATCTACCTGAGTATGCTAAACCCTATGTTACAAACATGTTGGAGTCAACTCAACGACAATTATTTAATGTTGATGATGGTGGGGGTATAACTGGATTTAAACCATATAAACCATATAGTTCTGATGTAAATAACTATACTGCTGGGTTTAGTCCTATGCAACAACAAGCTCAAAGAGGAACAGCTAACCTCCAAGTTCCGGGACAATATCAAGCTGCTACTAATCTAACAAATCAAGCTGCCGCTGGCTCTTTAGCCGCCTCTAATCAAGCAAGTGGTTTACAAAATCAAGCTTTAGGTTATGGTCAAGCCGGTGCTGCATATGGTGGAGCAGGTGCTCAATATGGTGGTGCTGGAGCAGAACAAGCTCAACAAGCCGCAGCATTAACTGGCGCACAAGCGGGTATGTACGGTGGGTTAGGTTCACAAGCTGGACAAAGGGCGGCTGATTTATCTAATTTATATGGCGGCTTAGGCGCTCAGTCTGGTCAAACAGCAGCCGGTCAATCTGCTTTATACGGTGGTCTAGGTGCTCAATCTGGAGAACGCTATGCTGGGCAATCCCTTGGCTATGGTGGTATGGGAGCTGGATTAGGACTGCAAGCAGCCGGTGTTGGTAATCAGTATGCGCAACAAGCAACAAGTCCTGCGGCAATGCAAGCATATATGAACCCATATGTGCAGTCTTCACTAGCACCGCAACTTGCTGAGATTCAACGCCAAGCTGATATAACAGGCACACAACAAAGAAGTGGCGCAGCTAAATCTGGCGCATTTGGTGGAAGTCGTGAAGCATTAATGTCTGCCGAAAACCAAAGAGCAGCACAGATGGCTAAGCAACAAGCTATTGGTCAAGGTTACGATAAAGCATTCCAACAAGCTCAACAAGCACAACAGTATGGCGCTAATTTAGGACTGCAAGGACTGCAAGCTGGTATGCAAGGTACTGCGCAAGGGATGCAAGGGGTTGGGCAAGCTGGCTCACAGGCATTAGCTGGCTATGGTATGGGGCTACAAGGTGCTAATCAAGCTGGAAATCAAGCTATGCAAGGTTACGGTATGGGCTTGCAGGGTGCTGGACAAGCTGGTACTCAGGCTATGCAAGGTTACGGTATGGGCTTACAAGGAGTTGGCGCACAACAAGCTGCGGCTAATTTAGCTTTACAAGGAACAGCGCAAGGAATGCAAGGTGCTGGTTTAGGTATGCAAGGTGCACAAGCTGGACAACAAGGAGTCCAAGGCGCTATTGGTGCTGGGCAGTATGGGCTACAAGGACTTGGTCAAGCTGGACAAATGGCTAATCAACTTGCTGGTATTGGCGGGCAACAACTTGCGGCTCAACAAGGAATTTATTCTGCACAGAATGCAATGGGCGCACAGCAACAAGCTCTTGAACAGCAGAAGATTAATCAAGCTATTCAAGATTACGCTACACAGCAACAGTATCCGCTCATGCAACTTGGCTTTATGTCCAACATGTTGCGTGGCTTACCTATGCAAGCAACTACTACGCAAGCTTATCAAGCTCAACCTTCAGCACTTAATCAAGGCCTTGGTGTTTTGGCTGGTGCAGCTGGTGCTAAGCAAGCTGGTTTGTTTAGAGAAGGGGGAACTATCAAGGGTCTAGCTCAAGGGGGCGTTACTGGCTACGCTAATACCGGTATGGTTCAGGGTAATCCTGCTAGTGAAGTAGTAAGTGGTGTTCAAGCTAAACTACAAATGATGAGTCCTGAGCAGCTTCAACAAGTAGCTAAGACTAGCCCTAGTGAGAAAATACGTGCTATGGCTTTAGAGATGTTACAAGAATATAAGATTAGAGAGCAAGCTGAGCAACAAGCCAAGAATTCTATTATGCAAGACCAAAAAGCTATGCCTACTCCTGTATCTCAAGGTGTTGGACTACCCGCAGCGCCAGCTCCGTCTTTAGATGGTATGGCTAGTGGAGGCATTATAGCTTTTGCTGATGAGGGACAGGTTTCGTTAAACCCAGACGATGAGGCTCTTTTACGTCAAAAATATATTACCGCCGCTCAAAAACAACGGGAAGCCCTTGGTCTTGATGCTTCACAAGCACCACGTAAAGAATACTATGCAAAAGAAGCTGAAGATATAGCAAGGACTAAAGAAGAAAACAAAGGTAAGTACTTAATGGACTTAGGTTTAGGTCTTGCTGGGTCAACTGGTAATTTTATACCCTCTGTAGCCAGAGCAGCTAGTGTCGCTGGGGTAGCAGCAGAATCAAGAAAAGAATCTGCTAGAAGCCGTGAAGGTCAATTAGCAAAAGGTTTAGCTGATGTTGCTGAAGGCGAGCGCTTAATAAAACTAGGTGATGTTACCGCAGGTAACGCTATGTACGAAAAAGGTGCGGAGCGTATTAATAAAGTACAAGTAGCGGGAATTAAACCAAAAGATACTAATCAAAAAGATTATGCAAATGCTTATGTAGCGGCTGCAAAAGCTAAAGGGGATAAACGGGAGGAAGCTATTATTTATGCTGAAGGTACTGATAAATATGTAAACGCAGTACAAGCATCAAGATTTGCGCAGGTTGGTGTTGGGGCTACAAATGCTACAACAAATCAACAGGAATTAATGGCGGGTATTGTAAGAGACGCTAATGCTGAAGTTACAAACCTTTTAAAACCTTTTGGTATGAGTAAGGAATCTAGAATATACAAAGGACTTCAAGAGGCCGACGCAAAAAATGGCACCAATACTGCTTCTCAATATCAAGACGACTTAATTAAAAAGAGTATAGCTCGTAGAAGTCAACAAAACGCAGCACCAGCAGGGGGAGGAAGTAGCGCATCTACTTCGCCAGCAGCTAACCCACTTGTTATGGATGGGTTTTTATTTCCAGATAAAAAAAGTTTAGACGCATATAAAGCAAAAAAAGCACAAGGGTAACAAATGAACCTTAGCGAATTAGCTGCGCAGTATGGCGGTAAGCCTATTGAACAAGCAAAGCCTAACCTTAATGAGTTAGCAGCTCAGTTTGGTGGTAAGCCCATTGAAGAAACTGATAAGCTATCTACGCTTGCTGCACAGTTTGGTGGGAAACCAATAAAAGAAACTGAACCTGAATCAAAACCCTCGGCTGATCTTGCTATGGGAAGTGAACTTGTTAAAGGCGCTAAAAGTGGAGTAGTCGGGATTAAGTCAATGGTTGCTGGCGTTGATTTACTTAAAGATGCAAGTCTTGTTGGTAGTGCACTTAAAAATCTTAATGTCTATAATCAAATTGATGAAGGCAAAATAACTTCTCTTGCTGATGCTAAAGGCCTTGGTTTACCACAAGACCAAATAAGAATGTATTTGGCTGCTAAGACTCCCGAAGCAAAAGAGCAAATGAGACAAAACCAACAAGGTATTATTGATAAACGCCAAGGTTTTATTAAAGAAGGGTTAAGTTTATTTAAACAATACCAAGCTGATGCCCAAAAAGTTAAAGGTAGAACCCCTGACTTTACAGATATAGGAACAGCTAAAGACTTTGGAAACTGGCTTGCTTTTAACGTAGGTGCGGGCGCTGTGCAACTTGCCCCTATTATATTAGCTGCATTAACCACAGGTGGCGCTGGTGCAGCCGCTATTGGTGTTAGTATGGGTATCGGTGAAACTGTAGGCAACCGCCTAGAGTTTATTCAAAAGAAAGTTAAAGACTTATCACCTGAAAAACAAGCAGATGAAATAGAAAAGTACATTAGGGATACTGGTGACTCTTCTTTGCTTATTGGAGCGTTGTCAGGGTCATTAGATTTAATAGGCCCAGTTTCTAGTATATTAAAAGCTCGTGCAGGTAAAGAAGGGTTTAAGTATTTAACTAAAAAAGATGCGCTTAAAGCTGCGGCTGTACAAGCACCGAAAGATATTGCAAAAGAAGGTGTTACTGGTGGCGCACAAGAAACTATTCAAATTGGTGGAGAGTACGGACTTAAAGAACAAACCGGTGACGTACTTACTAAAGCAAATAGAAACCGTCTTATTAATGCTTCTACTGCTGAAGCTGCTGGTAGTCTAAGTGGTATCCCAGTATCTGGCGGTATAAATGTAGCCCAAGCGCAACAAAATCAAAATATAGAAAAAGCAAAAGAAGCGGCTATAGAACGGGATAAACTAGCAACAGCACTTAGTGACCCCGCAGCAATGGAGAAATTATCCAAAACTTTTCAACAAGAAGTTGACAGGTTAATAGGAACTCCAAACCCTAAATACAATGGTACAAAGCAAGAAGGACGATTATATTCACAACAAGAAGCATATGACGCAGCTGGCGATCTTGTTCTAAAAGGAGGAATTTTAGATGTCGATACAACAACTGACAGTGGAGCAGCTAAATCTAGCGTTTCTGTGTCTGGAGGCCAAAGCACAACCAACACCGGACCTGATGCAACTGGACGTACAGACTTGGGACCAGATACTACAACTGCTGTGGCTATTGAAGGGGGAGAAGGAGCTCAGCTCAATACATTAACCCCAGAAGTACGACAAACAGCTCTTTTAAAGTTAATGTCGTTTCAAGATAATGCTGGAACACCGCCTAAACCTAGAGAGGTTAATGCATTAGCTCGTGACTTAGGCATTAAAGTTAAAAAAGGCGCTAAGGTGCCTGACACCCTACAAAAAATTCAAAGTGTTTTAGCCCCACCAGAAACGATTAGCGGCGCGGCAGCTGATGTATCTACAGATACTAACGTACCTGCAACATTAGAACAAACTGAAGTAGATGTAACAGACTCAAATTCATACTTTAACTACCTTGATGTTCTTAAAGCTAAACTAGATGCGGCATATGATGCTGGTGATGTCGCTAGTCAAAAATTAGAAAAATTAAATAACACTCCAACTCCAAGCGGGGGTAGAGCATTAATTACCTATGAAGTTGAGTTAGAAGATGCAGAAAGAATAAGAAAAGAAAAAAGCGAAGAGTTTCAAAATATTTATGCGCAAATGGAAGAATTAAAAGTTGCTAGGGAAAAAGCATTAGACGCACAAGACTTAGCTGACCAAGAAGTCGTAGACCCAAATTTAGCTACTCAAAAAACTGACCAAGAAGTCGTAGACCCAAACTTAGCTGACCAAAAGACTGGAGCTCAAGAAGTTGTAGACCCAAACTTAGCTAACCAAGAAGTTGTAGTTGACCAAGAAGCTGAAGCTCAAAATGCCGCAATTGAAAATGTAGAAACTGATGAAGACTTAGATAATGTAGACCAACTTTTTGGGCAGCCTCCAAAAGGTAAAGGCGGTAGAAAAGCACTTGACCGTACACCTGAGCAACAACAAGCAGCAGCTCAAGTACGTAAAGCCCAGCAACAAGCTGGACGAGATTCTATTGATGACATTACTAGAGCCGAGAAACTTTTTGATGGCACAGAAAATATTGACCCTGATACTTTCCTTGACAAATATCCAACCGAAGAAGCTGCTAGAGAAGCCGTAGCTGCAATAACAGAATCAAGATTAAGTGCATTAACAACAGCTTATGGCTATACAACAGGTTCATCCAAAAAGAAAAAAGCTGGGGTTAGGGGCGCTGCTTTACTAGCAAAAGCTACACCTGAAGAACAAAACCTTGCTAAGCAACGCTACGAAGACCAGCAAAATATAGGAAAACCGTCTCGTGCTATGCTGCCTAAAGGGGGCTCAACTAGCGACAAAACCAATCTTGAGTTTGAAAAGTTTAATAATATTAAAGGCGCAGTTAACTCAATACTTAATAGCAAAACAAGTACCCCATTTGAAAAAATATTAGCTGCACGAATCTTACCGTTTATTAATGGTGTTAAATTCCAAGTAGTAGATAGTCATTTAGATTTGCCCACAACATACCTTCAAAACTTTATGGAAGGTGCGGCTGGTCTATATGTACCGGCAAGAAGAATTGTTTATGTATTACGAAAAGGCGGGTTAAATAATACTATTATATTGCATGAGGCTTTGCACGCTGCTACTGTTTCTAGAATTGATACTTACACTAAGTTAAAAGCCGAAGGTCGCATGGTGCCCGAGCAGCTATCTCGAACCATTCAAGAGTTAGAAGAAACAATGGTTATAGCTAAACAGCGTTACGACCAGCTTATAGAAGAAAGAATTATCTCTGGAGATCGAACCGTTCTTACAGATGACATGCTAGATATTCCTACCGATGCTTTTGATGATATTAAAGAGTTTGTTACTTACGGTATGACTTTTCCTCCAATGCAAGATTTTCTTTTACTTACTGAAGGAATATATGCAGGGACAAGTACGGATATTCAAAAACAAGCAAATGTTGTTGACAAGTTATTTACTAAGTTTGTACAAAGTATTCGCCAATTATTTAGCATGGACGAGACGCATCAGTCCGCTCTGCAAGACTTAATTATTATTACTAACAAGTTATTATCCCCAGCCATAAGAAGTGAAATAAGCACCACTAGTACTCCGTCAGCCGCTAAAGCTAAAAAACCACCGGCAGCACCTAAACCCCCTGCCAAACCTAAAACACTTAAAGTTGTTCAAACTGCACTTAGAAAACTTAAATTTTCTAAAATGGGTTCGGAGTTTAATAAGAGTCTTGGTACTTTGTACATGGAGACTAGAAATTTTGCAGATGCCCTTAGATTATTAAAGTCTAATTACAACGCTTTAGAAGTAGGTACTATAAGAACAGTACTGCCTGTTCTTACTACAGAAGATATTACTAGATGGGTAGGAGATAGGATACAGCCTATAGAAACCATCAATGATGCCGTAAATGACATGGCGGGTATGCGCATTAAATTAATTCGTGAGTTAGCAGAAAAACAAGAACCATGGACTAACTTTAATCAAAAGTACCCAGAAGGCGGACAAGCACTTGCGGATGTAATAAACCTGTCTACTATATTAGAAGTTGACCCTACTAAACATTCTGATGTAACCTCCGCTTTAAAAAATGACGTTAAGTTACAGCGGATTGAAGCCGACATTCTTAACCCACCTGTAGACCCAAAAACAAAAAAACCTAAAAACTTGGCTAGTCTTAAAAAGGAAAGAACAGAACGTATTGCAAAAATTAAACTTATTTACGAAGGCGGTGTTCTTGATGAAGCTAGTGTACGTCCCGTTAATGGTGTTCCGGCTAAACAAAAATTTACATTCCAAGGTTGGGATAAATTAGGTAAGTACGGTAAGGGGGAAGGACACGCTATATTTAAAATGGCTAAGGAAAGCTATCAATCCATTTTTGATATGCACGAAAAGCTATTGATTGAAAAAATTGCCGCCTCTCAAGTACCGGGAGATGTTAATGATGCCTCTACACCTAAAGGTAGATTGATTGCATCTATTACTAAAACTTTCCAAGAAGCAAAACTGTTAGAAATTTATTTTCCATTAATGCGGTATGGTACTTTTTGGTTTAATTATGGTACAGGTAAATCAGGCGAATTCCATATGTTTGAAAGTGCTACTGCTAGAAACGAAGCAATGGCGGAACGTGTTGCAATGCTTAATGCCGCTGGGGATAACCGTACTTTAGCAGAACTACAAAAAGATGGAGATATTGACGCTGGAGATGATATTCGAAAGTTAAGGGAAAAAGATTTAGGCGCTACTGATTCTAGCAAAATGCTTAAAGAACTTTTTTCTATGTTAGACAAAAATAAATTAACTGACATTGACGCTATTAAAGATAATATTTATCAGATGTATTTAATGACTTTACCTGAGCCAGACATTCGTCGTAAGTTTACACATCGTCAAGGTAAAACAGGTTTTAGTAATGACGTACTCCGCAACTTTATTGTTACGCACCACACAGCCGCTAATCAATTAGCTCGATTAAAATACGCCGACAAAGTGCGTGATGGTATTGCAGCAGCGTATGCATCCTTAGCTGGTAATCCTGACAAAATAAAATTATCTGCATTTGTTAGAGAAATTAGCATCCGTGCATTAAAAGAAATTACTCCTAGCACGCCTAATGACGGTGATATTCCTTGGGATAAAGTTGCTAATACAGCAAACCAAGTAGTATTTTATATGTTACTAACGGCACCTAAATCTGCCTTAATACAAATGACCCAGTTGCATGTAGTAGGTTTACCTATGTTAGCAACTAAATATGGGCTTAATACTTTTACAACTGCCGCTAGATATTCAATGTTTTGGAATAAATTTGGTTTAACTAAAAAAGATAAAAATGGAGATATAGTAACTGAGTGGGGACAGCCTTCGATTGCAGACTCTAGCTATATAAAATACCATAAAAACCCTGTATACAAAAAAATTCTAACGGATGCATGGAACTACGCTAACGATAGAGATGTATTCCAATCTACTTATGCAAATGATATGTACTCCATGTCAGCCGTGCCTACTTCAGAATATTATGGAAAAATAAGAAGCGTTGTTAGATGGACAGGTAACTTTACAGCTGGTGCATTCCACCATGCCGAGCGTATCTCTCGTGAAATTATGTTTATGTCTTCGTTTGAATTAGACTACAAAGCAAATTTAAATAAAGGTATGTCTCCTGCAAATGCTGCTGAAAAAGCGCAAAAAACGGCTTATCAACTTACAAATGATGCTTTATTTAATTACACAGACTATAACAAACCCCGTGTAATGAAAACTGTACCGGGGCGTATTGCATTCCAATTTTTGTCATTCGGTGCGCAAATGACATCGCTCTTAGTACGTAATTTTTATGGTCTGTTACCGTTTTTAAATAAATCTGAAAAGAAAGAAGCTGCTTCCATATTTTTTGGTATTCTTCTTATGACCGGTATGTATTCTGGTGTTACAGGATTTCCTCTTTACTCCTTTATTCTAGGTGTAGCAGAGGGCGTGCGAGAAGCAATGCGCCCCGGCATGGGAGAAGATGATGAAGATTATGACCTTTACTATGACGAGTCTGAAACTGGAGGGCCGCTTGGCAAGCGTAGTTTAGATTTATGGTTTAGAAATTCTTTTATTCCTGAATACTTTGGCCCCAACAGTAGCCTTGCAAAAATGATTGGCTTAACTCCTGAGCAAGCTAAAACATTATCTCGTGCCGCTGAGATGGGCATAATACCTGCGGTTACTGATTTAGGTATAAGCGGCTCTTTGTCTTTAAATGGACTGTGGTTTAAAGATGATAAACCAGCAAAAACTTCTCGTGAAGCGTATAACAATTTTTTACTTAGTTTTGGAGGCCCTCTTGTTAGTATGGGCGGTAATATGTATAGCGGTTTTGATGACATTAATAATGGACGTTTAGATAAAGCAATTGAAAAAAATGTTCCGGCATGGCTTAGAGGAAGTCTTACTGCGTATAGATTAAGTAAAGAAGGTGCAGTTACAGTTTTAGGTGCTGAAGTTAAAGACTTAGAATTTTACACAACAGGTAAGTTAATAGCGCAAGGTTTAGGTTTTGGTAGTACTGAAGTACAACAAATTCAGTACTCTAACTTTAAAGCCAAAGAATTATCAATGAAAATTAATTCAGAAAAAGCAAATATACTTAACCGTTTAAATAATGCGGTTATGGCTGATTCCGATAAAAGAGTTATAGACATATTAAAAGAAGTAATGGAATTTAATAAAAAGAATCCAGTAGCGGCATTCCAAGACGAGACGATTGAAAATTCTTTAGAGGCTCGTGGAAAGATGCGTGCTGGTGCTTATCAAGGTTTAGCCCTTACAGAAAAAGAAGCTGAATACATATATCCATTAGTTAGTGGAACCCGTTCTGCCGACCGTGAATAAAAAGTCCCCGCACTGGGCGGGGATTAAAGGTTGGAAGGAGCTAACTTCCGAGGAGAAACAGATGTAAGGAGTATCTGTTCTGCCTAGAGTATAAATTAAATTCTCCAAACCCGTAGTCCTTTTACTCCTTCTTCGATAACTAGTTTAGTTATTATTTTTACTTTTAATCTTTTTGTAACACGTAGGATAACTTTTTTAGCTGAAGGCGGGTCAAGGCAAGGTATAAAAAATGAATACCCTACCTTAAAATTTCTCCAGTTAATGTTGTAACTAATTCGCTCTACTAACATTTTCTACAATAGGCGCAACCACCGCATCCATATCAATAAAGTCAGGAACCGAGCAATCAAATATTAGTGCATGAACCCCCGGAGACGTAACCCGCATGCCTTTGGACATTTGCTTGGTATCTGCTTTTACGAATACTCCCTTAGCCTTAAGCTCTGTAATCGTATCTTTGTAAGAAGCTTGAGACTCTACGCAGTCTTTCTTAAAGTGCTTGGCTACGATATACATTAGTTTAGTATCAGGTTCGTATCGTATTATTAACTCGCCTCGTGGCTCTTGCATCGGTGCTGATTGCAAATTAGTACGCTTGTCTACTTCGTTGTTTACCACCAACAGGTTTTGTATATTACGGTTTAAGAAGTCACCAATAATACCTGCCGCATTATTAGATGGGGGTGCAAGCTCTTGGCGTACTACATTTAGCATTTGCATAGACCAAGTGTATATAGCCTTCATATCGTAGTCGTGCAGTCCAAGGGAACGAGCAATCAAACCGCCTGTTATGTTGCAAGATATAACCGCAGACCAGAACCGCTCCTTGGCAGTTAACCGCATTTCCTTGTCAATCTTTTCTTGAATAGCCATCAAGTTGCTTACGGTATCTTCTAAGTTATTAACTAAGTATGAGCAATAAATTTCTCCAGCATGCCCGTAGTTTTCCTTAAGCTGGTGGTCAAACATCTGCTTAGCTACTTGCGTAGGAATAATATTGCTTGGGTGAATCGAATACTCTAGTAACCGCATAGACTCACCATCAGGACTATTCTTATGCACTCCTAACTTTTCGTAGAAACTAGCGTTTGAACTTGCTAGAGATGTTGTTTGCCAAGTAGTAGTATTTACTCGCAATTCATTTTTCTGAGACTGAGAACGGTTAGCGCCACGACCTTGGGACATACTGTATGCCAAGGTTGAAAACTCCGCAGGGCTAATGTTGGTAATCTCGTCAATCGTAAAAGGTAAGTTATTCATAATGCCTAAGTGCAACATCTTAGCGGCAAGCGTATCTTTCCAAATAGCCGCCAGCTTATCAGGGTGCCCATAAACACTATTACACATAAACAATGCAGTAGACTTACCCGTACCTGACTCTTTGTGGATAAGGTTTATGATTGCTCCGCTATGCCCAGTAAACTTAAGAAGGGGTGAACCAAACGCAGTAAGTGCAGCAAACGCATGGGGTTCTAGTCCCGGAGTTCCATATAAATTAAATACCTCTTTCCATTTCTCAAATGTACCTAGGGGGTGCATGCTATCAGAAAACTGTTTTGTCATAGAAGATGGAGGACTATGAAAGACCCCATCCTTACTAATTTCTTTTTCACCAATAATAAACTTACTGTTTTTATCTGCCCATCCAAACTGTGCTCTCATAAGCTCTGCTTTCTTTTTATATTGAAGTTCTTTAACCGCTGACATAATCATTACCATCAAAGCATCCATCTGCTTTGGCATGCCAGCCACACCTTTTTTGAGCAGCCCTTCTCGTAACCGCTCTTTCACCCCTATAGTAGATAAAGGCAAAACAAATTCCTTAATCTCATCTTTGGGTAAATGTAACCGCATTAATATTATTTCCCCAACCTCGGGGTCTGCATCAAACATCCTCTTAACAACATACAAATCATGCTCATATACAAGCAAGGGTTCAGTCTCTTCGGTTTCTCTAGAAGTTAAATATATGCCACCGTTCTTCCCACGGAAATACGGAAAGGGGTATACAGGAGGTTTATATGTTTGTAGTGCTGTATCTACTAAAGTATCTTCAACTACTAGAACATCCTCTACTTCAGCTTCTTCGGGGTCATCGCCCCGTATTATTTCCTTACCAAGCACTATGGGAGAGCCTATACGACCTTTCCATTTACACCCATTACAACCTCCGGGATTCTGCTTTTCAAAGTAGCTACAACGCTGAGCAAACTTTGTATGGCTTGCCTTTCGTTCAGTATCCTCAAAGTCATAACCATCGTACCCCTCGGATATTTTATGTATAGCAACTTCTCTATCTACGCATTGCTGAGCAACCGACAAAGCATTAAACCACATGGGTTCAGTAACTGAGTTTTGGTTTTGATATTGATATAGTAGTTGAGCGCAACCTTCGCCCTTGGCACTACGAACCATAATCTTGCTAAACCTAGATGCAGTATTAGAGGCCATAGCTTTTTGTAGCTCGCTTAGCTCTTTACGACTAGAAGTATTAAATGATTCTGCTCTAACACCCAATGTATTTTTAAATGTTTCGTACTCAACATCAGATGCGTCACTTATTACTTCTACTTGCTTAGGTGGATTATCTTTAAAGTTAAGGGTCCCGGGCACTCTAAGCACACGAGCCACTTCGAACACGCTTGCATCGACATATAGATTATGTATTACAGATAACTCATTGAGACGGTCAGCTACAGGTTGCCATTTCTCCTGAGTAATAGGAGAAGCCAAAGGCCAGTATGCATGTATACCTCTACCTGAACTAACTAGTAGTGGTTTAGGTAATCCGATTGTTTTGCAAAAGTGTTGCAGTGCAATAAGTCCTGTCCTTTGATCTATGTAGCCATCCGGTCTACCAGTCTTAGGATTAATTTCTGCTTTAGACTCCCCACAATCTAAGTCTACCCAAAATGCTTTTAAGTTCTTTACATTTTCCTTCTTGCGGAATTCTTTTTCTTTGTATTCAGCATACTTAGCAACGCCAAAATATACATCCCACTTTTTATTAAGATAGTCTTCTACAAGAGCATTGAACTCAGGTCTTGTCTCTATAATCTTTTGGTCAGCGTATTTTCCATTCCTTAACCCTAGCACTACAAACCACCCATCAGGTGATTGCACTCTATTTAATAGGTCAATATTTGTCATACGTATCTCTGTTAGGGTAAAAAAAGGGGGAGTTATCCCCCTTAACCTTGCGGTACTTTTTTATTACTTGCGTTTAAAACTGTTGATTAGCCGTGCTATTTCTTTTGCATGAGATTCGTGTGGGTCATGCGCACCAGTAAACCAATTGTACACAGTCTGCCTACTCACCCCTAGCTTTGAAGCTATGGATACTACAGGGATACCTAGACCAATGCACGCTTTGCCTAATGTAACTCCAAGGCGGGTTTTGTCCGCCTCTTTGTTTAGCTGAACAGTTCTAAAGCTGTAGCCAATGCTCATTTTTAGTTGTCGCTCCAAGCATTAACTACGTCTGCAAAATTAGCTTTAGGTGCGGTAGGTGACGCATCAGCTTTCTTAGCACGTTTAACAACAGGTTCTTCAATTGGGTCTTCCGGTTCTTCAGCAACTACTGGCTTTAGTCTTGGGAGATTACTGCTAGGCAACTTAGCAACACCGTCTTGCTGGGCTACAGTTAATTGAATAACTCGTTTGCAATCGGGAGATTGTTGTGCAACTTCTACAACATCAATCTCTTCTTCAGTTAAGTGACGCACAGGTGTGAATTTCAAAACATCAGCTGTCTCGTTCTCATCAAAACTAATCTGAGTAACGATACGGTCAATGCTCTCACCGTTAGCTGGCAAAAACTTAATGTAGCTTTCAAACGGATGAGTATTACCTACACCCTTACCAAACAGAGATTTAGCAGGGATACTAAATTGGTATATATCACCACTCATATCGTTCTCAAGCACTACTGCTATACGGCGATTAAAGCGACATGCACGACCTTTGCCATTATTACCTGAGCCCTCTATGTTTTGTGGACATGTGGCGCAGGAGACACCTTGTGGGTTACTAGCCTTGGCATCGGGTACATCACCTAAGTTAGACCAACAGTCAGGCAGAGTTGGTGCCGCATCAGGGTCATACGAAGACGCATAAAATTGACGAGATACTTTTGGTAACGCATTAATGATAATAGCGTTTAGGAATCCATCCTTAACTCTACCAGCTTCTTTGCCATTAACAATCCTTCGGAATACTCCCTTAGCCATAGTAATACGACGGGTTGTGGACCCACCACCACTATCTGCTAAAGCTTTAGACAACTCACTAACTTCACGACCAGCTACAGCCGTTGACTGCTGTTTAAAAATTGATAGATTACTCATTCCTTGCTCCTTCTAACGACCACGGTGTATTTGCTGTCTGCTTGTAAACCAGCAGGTAACAGTTCGGGATTCTCTTCGAGAAACTGCTTGAGGTTAGTTTGATGTATCCTCTTCTCGAGCAGGGGGTATGCATCATGTTCTTGTATGAACTGATACATAGAATCCCAATCAGTCGTCCAGTACCGTGTATCAACTTTACGAATGATTGTCCCTGCGGGGGTTCTAATACTATCGGCATTATTCTCTCGACAAACATCGAGCATTTTTTCTGCCAATAAGTCTTGTTGCGCTTTTAGCTCAGAGTCCTGTACTTCAAACACTTCCTTCATTTCTGCTCGCTTGTCCCGTATTTTTATATAAATCTCGGCAAGCTTATCTGTTCCAACATTTTCCATCTTAGCTCCTTCTCAATGAACTTCTACTATACCACATCTTTTGACATTGTCAAACTATATTTTCAATTTCTTGTCTATATAAGTCAATTATTTTTGTGTGGTTGGTTATGTTACCTTGCAACATCTTATACAACTTTGCTTCTACTTCACTTCCTGTTATATGTACTATAGTCATAGGATTCTTTTGTCCCGGACGGTCAATGCGTGCGTTAGCTTGTAAGTATGTTTCTACGCTAGTTACAGGAGCATACCAAATAATTACATTTGCGGCTGTTAGTGTTAACCCGTGGGAAGCGGCTTGTGGTTGTATTACTAATACTCTAGTAGTATCTTGTTCTTGAAAGCGGTTAATAATATCATGCCTTTTATTTATAGACACTTGCCCATTAATAATTTCAGCTACAATTCCACTTTTAGTTAGGTAGTCATGTAGTAAATGTATAGTATGTGTAAAGGGGACAAACACTAAAACTTTGTGTGATGCTTCTTCAATAACTTCTTTAATAACTTGTAGTCGGTTGGATACATCAAACTGTATAACTTCCCTAGTATCGGTATAGACCGCACCGCCTGATATTTGCAATAGCTTATTAATATTAGTGGCTGCATTTACAGAAGTTACATGCTCTCCTGCTGCTGACATAGTCATAAGTTTCTTAAGGGTCCGATAGTATTTAACCTGTTGTGCAGTTAAAGGCGCATCCCGTTCTACAAAAGTTACATCAGGCAAATCTAAGCATTGATCTTTCTCAAACCTTATAGCTGGTTGTAATACTGTATGCACAATCTGCTGTGCTTGGGGTTTAGGTAGCCAACGGTAAGTGCCAACTTTATACATAACTTGGTCACGGAACTGACCGTAGAATTTAGGAGTATTGTCGGGATTAATAATCTTAGCTAAGCCATATGCGTCTACTGGGGACTGAGCCGCAGGAGTACCCGTTAGCATCCAAACACCCTTAACCGTTTTAGCAATATCTCTAAGTGTTTTCCATCTAGTAGTCTGCGCATTCTTATATGCACTAGCCTCGTCTACTACAATCAAATCAAAGCCACCGTTTATTATGTCTTCTTTAATAATATCTACACCATCAAAGTTAACAATAACAAACTCAGCGCCTTCGTTAAGTATTTTCTTTCTTCGCTTAGGTGTGCCGTGGGCTATATCACAAGTGCGGTGTATGGCAAACTTAAATAAGTCTTGTTGCCATGCGGACTTCATAATAGATAGTGGGCAAATTACAAGCACACGACGAATTAAACCTAACTGCATTAGGTAGTCGACTGCCCATATTACACTAGCTGTTTTACCTGTACCTTGTTCGTTAAAACAAAATGCCCTACGGTTAAGCGTTAGAAATTCAGAAGTCTGCTTTTGGTGAGCAAACGGTTTAAACTTTCCGGGCCATCCATAGTCAGTTAAGATACTATTTTTTTGAGACATTCCGTTTAACGGTATGGTCTGAGTTTCTGCTGAATGAACGGTTGTTGCTAGTAGATTTAATTTTGAGATTGCTTTTAGCATTCGTCCCCCCTTTGCTGAGAGGTTGGACATGATCGACATCTTTTCCATCACCTTTGTGTACCTTTCCTGTTTTCATTAGCTCCGCACGGGCAGAATTACGCTTCGCCCTTTTTTTTATTTGTTCGGGTGTACCCTGATACTGTTCGTATTCTTTTTTATAAGGTCTTGGTTTGTTTACGTATGGCATTTGGTTTTTCCTTGCGAAGTTTCCTATTCACATTATCGCTCTTAAGTGCATCTTTAATCAAGTGCATACCCCATTCAGCCGCACATCCGGCATGAAAGTATAGCGTTACAAAGTAATGCTCATATACACCACCCCTACTATATTCTTTGGGGTGAGCTTTAATAGCTAGTTTAGCCAATGGAGACACATTCCATTCAAACTCCTCGGTAGGAATATGCACTAAATCCCATTCAACTGCATCTTCATCCCTAGCTATTTTCCTACTATGGCAACTAGGGTAAGAACATTCTTTTAATTGATCGTCTCCTCTAAGGTCAACTTGCCCTTTGTCAGGGTCTAGTTTTGTTCCTTTGGGTATGCCCTTACTAAAGCTCATCTTCTCTCCCTATAATTGTGACACGTTTTAACTGGACACCACCCACATAGCGGTCCTGACACTGCATTCCATACACCTGTTTCAATAGCCTTATCTATGCGCTCCAAGTCAAACTTAAACTGATCTAGATAAGCAGTTTTGTGTAGGTAGTTATGTTCTTTTTTAATAAAGTCTTTGCTAATGACAAACGCTAATGCTGACTTAATAACTTTAATCTGTGGGAAATGGTGCAGGATAGCCGCTGCCACTAAATCTAACTGCTTAGTATCGGCATACTTTGCATTCTTGCTAGTCTTATAGTCGACTGAAAAGGCAGAGTCCCCATTAATAATTACTAGGTCAGCAATACCTCGCCACCATACATTCTTTGCATCAAAGGCACATGGTTGGTATCTACCATTTACTAGGGAAATCCCTAACTCCACCTCACAATGCTTCTCCCCCGGAATGGCCTTAAGCGCATCCAGTAACTCTGTTAGGAATAAGAAGTGTGGATGTAAGGGTATGTCTTCCTTAATATAATCCTCAGCGGCTTTGTGCATCTCCTTACCGTAAATGGTCGCAGTAGTATCTTCTTGCTTAATATCCTTAGCAATTTTTAAATGGTAGTATTTTTTAGGGCATTGCTGAAACGTCTTCATACTACTGTATGACCAAGTTACACTCATGTTAACATCTCCCATCAACGTCAAAATCACGCCAAGCTTTTTTTGGTTGTAGCAAATCGTTTAGCATTTTAACTTGGTATTCCAAGTCTTTAATCTTGTATTGCATATCAAGAATTCGACTATCCTTATCTATACACTCAGCCTGTAGTTGCCGTAGCTGTGGTGAACAAGTATAAAGTGGAATATGGTAAATCTCGTCTTTAACCGCACTAAAAAGTAATTCGTTCGATGCCATCCACGCTACTGGCTTAGTCATTTCTCCCTCGCCTTCTTTAATATGGCTCGGATACATTCAATGTGTAGCCAGTCACAGTTCTTCACATCAAAGTGTTCTCCGTAAACTTCTTTAATTTCCTTATCGGTTAACTCACGTATTGCGTACAACGGTGTTAGTTTAAGTATTGAATCAGGTGGTGACTCTTTAAACAATATACCGCCATCTGATATGTATGCACTTGGCTTCATTTATCCCTCGCTTCCATCATCGCATCTGCCATCCCATAAGATATACGTGCAACATAACTCTCCACTTTCTCAGTTCCATCTATTGCATCTAAAAATTCTTCAACAGGTCTTGTTAATAAACCTTGCAAAGCTTTACTAGCAAAGTAATCTCTTAACTCCATGCCTCTATCTAAAGGATTATTATCCTCATGGTAAGGTTGATTTGCATCAATTGGGTATTTCTGTGGAAATGCTTTCATCTTTCACTCCTCATAGTTCGTTTAGCTTCTTCACATAACTTAGCGTAGTCTTTAGGCACATCGGGATGCCACCCGCCTAGCAGTAATTCGCAGTTCAGTTTATAAACTTCTTCTTTACGGCTTGCCTCTGACAAATAAATAATAAATCCACAGAATACAATCCACATGCATACAATCCACACTATGCTTAATTTCATTCTTTAGTCCTCCGTTTTTTAATTGCAGCGATACCTAGTTCTTCTTTTTCTGTTGGCATGTGGCGTGTTGCCATCATTTTATCTGCTATAAACCAAGCATCTAATTCTTGACCAATACTAACCCCTTCTCGCATTACTATCCCCATTATGGCAAACATAGCAAAGCAATCTCTCAAATCATTCTCGTTCATTATGGTATTAGCTCCTGTAAAAGTTTCTCAAATGTTAATGTATTTTTATCTTCTTCAAATTCCACACTCATTAAATATCTAGTGCGTGAAAAGTTTACAACCATATGCTCAACCTGATTATTAAATGCGTAGTAGCTTTTTAGTTGGTACTTTAACTCTACAAAAGTATGAGTAGCCTCATCTTTGCCCAACGAAAACAAACAATTACTTTCTACATTATTTAATAACATGTTAATGCATACGCCTCGTCTAGTATCCTTATGCCAGTCATACACCACGTTTGGGTCTAGCTTAAGAATACCAACCGCCAACTTGTGCTTATCCGCAATATTACTTAGCGTAGGGTCACTAAAGGCCAACTCGAACGGCACTTGGGTAGCATGGAAGTTATGGTACTTAACCCAAGCGCTTTGACTCATAGCAAACGATAGCAAGTCAGAGGCTATAGTAGACTCGATGGGTAACTTATAGAACGGCAACATTACGTTGTTCCTTGTAGTTACCTACTGCATAATCCTTAATAATCTTACCGTTCTTCTCATCTCCAACTAGCATCGGGTCAATCCAAACCTTCTTGCCTGAGTTCCTCATAGTTCGCCAATGCCCCCTTCTCCAATGCAACTTAGGAGATGCATGTGTACCTTGTGGGATAGACTTTAAAGTATCATGTTTATTACCGTCAATCGTAATCATGCGAAACTCAACTAAAGGTTTTTTACCTTTGTTCATACGTTTTCTATTAATAGCAACTTGGTCAGGAGTGGGTGTAGCCATGTATATATCTCCACCCGATACAGTTAACATATGAATAGCAATAATGGCTATATATGCCATACTAGAAATTGTATTTTCCTCCGCTAACTTATATTTATATTTAGCTTCATCAATAGGAACTGGCCTAGACAGTTTAATTTGTCCATCTACTAATTGTAGTACGTTATGTGCTACATAATAGTTAGTTCCTATTTCATTTGGCCTACTAAATAAAGCCTGTACTGAAATATAATCGTCGTGTTGAAACAAAAAGAAGGACCAAATTAAATTAACCGTACCATCTTGGTCCATAGTTATCCCGTCAAGGTCTATTTTCTCTCCTGATATTATTGTAATTTTTGGAAAAGGAAGTCGCAAATCACCTAAAGCTTCTAGTTCATCAACAGCCTTATCATAAGCAGACCGGCCTATACTTAAGTGACGTTCTACAATTACTTTTGGGTATTCAATAATACAATCAATTATTTCTTTTGCCGTACCTTTATGATCGCCAAAGTATGCATCAAAACATTTACCTTGCTGAGCTAATTTGACATAATCAGTAAACGCATTTAATACTTTATCTTTTATGCCAGCAGTTTCCATAGCACGCTTGACGCTAGGATAATTATCTCTAGTAGCGCCGACAGATGCTATTGGATATAACAAGTTTGTATCTTTGTCTTTTTGATAACTAGCAATCGCCATAACTTTCTCCCATCCCCGACTCGCAATTTAAAGGTAGCTCCATAGCCCACTTAGGGCGCATTCTCATACACATCTCTATATATTCTTTTCCAATCTCAGCTTCATGCTCAGGTACAACACAAGCAATCGCATCATGCACGGTCATCACAACTCTATATTTTTTATTAACCATGAGCATCTGCTCCCCAATAATAATTCGGGCTAATGCTTGGCAGACATTCTCAATAACTTTCCCACCGTATATCTTAGTAGGTACAATAGCTTTACCTTTTCTGGTATCGTAAATAAACTCATCCTTACCCTCTTCGTTACGCATCTTGCGTAGGTTTGGATACTTCATATACAACCCGTTAGGTAGACGAATACCTTTCCTACCCTCGACAAACAACACACCTGTGCGCCCTAACTGCACAGTTCGGTTTGCAATTATTGCCCCAAGAGCCAATCCCGCTTGTCTCCAAAGCTGAGGTATCCAATCATAAGTTTCCCTATAGACTCGGATAATACGATCGGCCTCCCCCTCTTCAATTTCCACATTGAATGTTTTGAGCTGTGCTTGGAATTTCTTACTGCCCATGCCGTAGCCACATCCCAATATCGTCGTCTTACCAACGAACCGCTCATCCTTGCTAATTTCTTCTTGCGCCTTGTTATAAATAGACGATGCCATGATTTTGTATACATCTTCTCCCCTTTCAAATGCGTCAACCAAATCATTCTGTTCTGCCAGCCACGCTAGAGTCCTTGCTTCTATTTGACTAGAGTCAGAGTCCACAACCACCGATCCCGGAGAAGCCTTAATTGCATACTTAAGAGTCGAGCCTCTTGGTAGGTTCTGTAAGTTTACTTTATCGTCACCGCCCCAACGACCTGTATGTGCCGCATAGTAGCGTAGTGGTATGGGGAATAAGCCTCGCTGCGCTATTTCAATAAACCGCTCAGTCCTTGTTTCTTCTAGGGTAGACTTAACACCAAGACGCGCTCCCGCTAAAAATTGCACCGCTGGATTTTCATGTTCAAGCAAAGCTTTAAACCCTTCATCGGTCTTAGCAAATGCCCATGTTTCCTTGCCTGTAGCTGGACTTATCTTGGTTGGTGGTACAACATCTAGTACTTGCAATATCTGAGCAAACTTGTCATTACTCATTAGGTCATCTTTACTACTAGCCACCATTGATAGCAGTCTGTCTTTCTCTGCCGTTATTTCACCTAAGTGGTCATATAGTATATTGCCATCGAGCCATAGCTTAGGTTCAGTAAACATACGGATAGTCAGGTCTATTAACCGCAACTCAGTAGCGGGAAAGTCGGCACTTAGTATCTCAAACAAGGACATCGTAAGAGCCACATCGTTCTTACAATATTCACCATACTGTGCTAGGTCTTGAGGGGTAAAGTCTATACGATACTTACCCTTGGCATCTGCTACCTCTGTACCTTTCACTCCAAGGTTATAGTGTTCAGCAAGCTTAGCTAGACTACCGCCAACTTCTGTACCATGTATCGCCCTAGCCATGGACAAGGTATCTGCAATACCCTTAGGTCTAATATCGTATTCCCAATTAAGAATAGCCATATCAAAGATAGCGTTATGGGCTACCACAATATGCTTGTCGAGTTCGAAACCATCAAGGAATGCTTTTGTATCTGCTTTAGTACCACTAAACCAAACGGGGCCCGCCCCTTCTTCGCACACAGCCACACCGATAGTCTCAAACTGCTCGCTACGGATATACTCTTCCGTAGTCTGTTTGGTTAAGGAGAAGGTTTGGGAATAGTAAGTTTCGAAATCTATGCAAAAAAGTTTCAAGGTTTCTCCTTGGGGCTACCGCAGTCAGCTTGCCGAGAAACAGATGATAGTTCTTTACGAGGAGTCATAGGGAGAACAGTAGTAGCACCATAGGTCTGCCAATATGGGTCGTTCATATCTTTGCCAAGGGTAAGAGTGTCAACACTATCCTGTAGTAGCGTATTCATAATTTGTTTGGTAAACAAGTCCCCTCGAATACTTTGCATCTTAGCCCATAGCTTATTAATTTCCTCAGTAGTAAGAAACATTAAACCACCTTGGGCATTTTTATCTTGCACCCTAGCTTGTACGGCATCAAGAGTCTCTCGCCACTTCTTAGGGTATCTACCCATAACGTCAGGCACAAACTCCTCGGGATTACTGTCCATCCGGCTAAGTAATATCTCTACACCTTTGTTCATTTGTTTCTCCTATTAGCTCTTCAAAAAACTCACCTAACAATGTTAGGTTATCCTCATTAATTACAAATGCAATACCACCGTTATCACCGATAGCTTTTAGTTCTCTCTCTTGTAGTGGAGTTGGTTTATTGCTACCGGCCTTGCACTCTATGGCTATGAACTTACCCTTAGCACAACAGATAATGTCGGGAACACCCGACCTACCAAACCCATGCGTTGCAGGGAAAAAGTAGTATACACCGTAAGACTTTAAAATCTTAACGGCTTTATCTTTTACTTTCTTTTCGGGAGTAGATGCCATGCTTACATAATAACATGTAGTTGGACTTTGTCAAGGAGAATTTTTGGTAGGGGAGTTGGGAGGAGATGTAGATTCTCTGCCTCCCTCAGAGTTATGGATTCGACTAGCCACAAGATTTCCTTAGGGGATAGCTAATCGAACAACAAAAGCACTTACATCTACAAGGCTAATGGCTTTTGTTGTGTATGAATTCCCCCTAACATTGTTAGGTCGTGGACAACGACCATGAGGTCGTAGAACCATGGTATTTATTATGGAACTCGATAGCCCTATTTAGATACCATTGGGCTTTCTGTAAGTCTTCCATAACCTTACCATCTTTTAGTCCGGCACGACTGATATATTTAATAACATTACCTAGGTGATACCCTAACTCTTTAGACTCTATATAGTCTATTACTTCTATACCACCGGCCTTGTAATGTGGAGGGTGATTAACCATATCTGCCTTAGGAGGTGCTTCCTCAAACCTAGGCATCCTTGGGTCTTGGTCTTGTTTAGCTTTAAGGTCAGCTACTAAATCTTTTAGCATTTCTGCCGTTACTTTTTTCTTAGCTACTCTACCTACGGATATGTTATGTACCCTCTCTACTAACTTACTTGCCTCTACCCCTGTCAAAGCAGTCATAGGTAGCTTTGCCATCTTAGTTACAAGATTGTGTTTCTTGTTATGCCTAACTTGATACACCATAGCAGGTGCAATACCTAACGCATCAGCTATTTCTTTAGGTGTAGCTTTTGGTTGCTTCTGCATATATGAGATAATCTTTGATGTTTTACTTAGTTTCTTCTGCATGTGTTTCTCCTTGGCTCTTAACATGTTTGTTTAATACGGCTCTAATTGCATTACTTTTATTAGGCATCGCTGCGAAATAATCTGCCACTTCTCTGCTAACTCTAAGGGATATATAAACCATTGCCGGTATCTTACCTACCCCCCTACCTTTCTTTACTTCATTCATATACTCCTCTCTCGGTTGGTGTGTTTGCATCTCTGTTTAACTTAAATAGATAATCTTCTCTATGCTCACTAGGTGGAACGAACCCATGTTTCTTCCATGTCTTCAATACATCTGCTCCACCTGTCCACTTGAATGTGGACTTAAGGTCTGCTAGTAGCGTTGCTTTTTCTGTTCTCATATTTCTCCCTCTTGGCTAACATTGTTAGGTGCTACCAAGAAAATAGATTCGTTTACTCTAATACCGGCATTGGGTATAAGAGTCCCATCTTCTACTAACTTAAGTAACCCCACGGCTCTACGTACAAAGTCAGGCAATTCTTCGCTCGACTTTATTTCTAAGGGTGTATCCCCTTTCTTTACGGAGTAGTGTACACCATTTATAAACACAATATAGGTTTCTCTGTTATTAAATTGTTCTTTTAGTTTATTTGCAACACTCATTGCTTCTAAATTAATAGGTAAGTCGTCAACATAGTGAGCATTAGCCGGTTTAGCATCACCTCCTTCTACTACACTAAGGATAAACGCTTCATAGTTAGCTCCCACAAAACGCATCAAAGGTTTTTCTAACTTATTCCATGCATGTGATAAATCAAACTCTCGTTCACGCACTACACTTGATAAAGATTCTTTAGTCTTTTGTTCTGCCTCTGCCAACTGCTCGGTCATAGTTTTCTTACCAAAGTATTTAGCAACATACTTAAGTGCCTTATCAAGATGTATAGTCTTCATACCTCGACCACGCTCTCGTATATCGTTAATACGTTGGTTCACTATGCAATACTTAAACCCATCCCTGTGCCAATCCTTATCAAGTTCACCTAGCACTTCTCTCTTATCCATAACTTTGAATCTATAGGCTTCGTAGTTCTTAGTCGAATGATTAGCCGTCATGTTAGCTTCTACAAAAGTCCATAGTGGATACTTTAGTGCCAGCTTCTCAACTAACTCTTTCATAACGGGGTCGATAATAGAAAGCTTCTTACCTTCGTTAAACTTGTCATGCTCTTTCAATTCTATATTTGCGTATGTCATATATACTCTCCGTAAAATTACCAATCAAACTTCTTAAGAATGTCATCAACCTTTGCCTTTACGCTACTACGCACATCAACACTTTCCTTGATAGCATCAATGTCAACACCTAACATTGTTAGTTCAAGGGAACGTCTTGCCTCCTCTAGCTTAGGGTCTTTGGTTATGTTCAGATGCGTGAGTAACCCACACAAATCCTGTGCGTTCGTGATAAGCGTATCGTGATAACGCTTCTTGGTTTTCTCATCAACATCATCGCCATCTTCCTCCGTTAGTTTTTCTGAAATATGAGTAAGGGATTTATGCAACTTCTCCCATGGCTCACGCATCGCATCTTTAAGTCTGTCTTTGAATGCCGACTCATACTGCTCGCCCAACTCATCCATGTCAGCCTTAGGAATATCCAAACGGAAATCCCCACCCTCAGGCAATGGACTGAATACCAATCGGAATCCGAACTTGCTACGCAACTCCTCTATACTTGGATAGTCATAAGGGTTGAACAAGTCACCCATATGATGCTTAGCTAGGTCTATGAGGTCTGCATAGTTTGCATAGAAATCATCAATCATGGTAGTCATGTTGCTCTGATACGCATTCATGTTCTGCTTATAGTCTAAGAACAAGCTAGTGGGTAGTAGCCTAGCACCTTTGTCCGACCACGATAGCGTAGTCTGATTATGGTATAGCCTAGCCTTAGCAGCGTAGTCAGATATATTTTTACGCTTGTTAGTTCCAGCCATTAGATTCTTACGCACCTGTGCCGACCCACTACTTGCACTATTACTCGCAAGCACACTATCGGTCGCACCCTTGTCCAACTTGTTAGCAGTCCAAACACTAATGTTCAACTCTACTAATACTGCACTAGATGAAATACTCATACTTCCTCCTCGTTTAATTTTTTGGACAAAGCCCACATCTCATTAATCAAATAATTAGCATCTCTTAACGCTTCGTTGAAATGCGTAGTCCTATGATGTTGAGGGCAGTCCTCATCAGCCTGTTCAGCCAACTGCAATAAGCACATCCACAATCGTTTTTCTAACTCAGTCATATAATTAATCCCTTGTTGGTTTACCGGCTAACTTCGCCATTTGATAAAACTTATTAGGTATCAGCTTCATATCTACACTTACACCGAACGCACTACTGTGTCCTTCGTTAGCATAGATATGATGCGTATTCTCCTTACCACTACCTTGATACTTGTCCTCGTAAATCTCAGCGTCACACAACAAGTCCAATAGCTTTACTCCTATCTCAGCATCCACTACAAACTGCTTATACCCAACTGCTACGATTACTTTGCTCATAGTATTAGTCCTTAATATGAATTGTTTTACCAACGGAGGCATAACTTGTGTTGCCTCCAACAATAGCCCATAGAATCGGTGCATCCCATTCATCCCCCCAATCACCTACATATCCATCCGTCAGCATAATAATTGCTTCGGGTCTTATAGCATTCTCTTTTAGATAATGCATAACACAACAAGGGTCTGTTCCTCCACCACCCTGAGGCTTAGTCGACCTAACAATGTTAGGCACTTCCGAATAGCTATACTGCTCATGTCCGGCTACTTCGCTATCCCAATAAATCAAATCAACCATCTCAGGGTGAACCTCTTGGGCAATACCTTGCACCTCAGCTAGAAACTCAGCTAACTCTCGGCTACCAACTGAACCACTTGTATCAATACCAATAACAAGATGCCCTACCTTTTCACCTATTAGGCTAGGCATATATACATCACCGCTTAGAAATCTACGGTTTACTCGTCTCCAACTGCTTGCATCTTTTGCGTTACATGTAGCCTTCACAAACTCCTTAAGCATCTCCCGCCAATCAACCTTAGGCTCAAGCATCTCCTCTAGTTCTCGGCTCAGTCCACCCTTACCATTACCAATCTTCTTCTCAGCAATCAAACCTTGGCGAATTGCTTGGTCAATGTCTCGTTCCAATTCCTTCTTGGTATCTTCGGATAATTCCTTAGCACCATCCCAATCATGGTCATCGAACCCTCCACCTTCGCCATCACCATCTTCATCTTCTTCACCATCTCCATCGCCATCACCGTCAGCCTTGCCACCCTTACCCTTCTTCTCCTCTTTGAGTAGGTCAAAGACTTGCTTGGTATTCATACCTCTGAACCGTTCATCAATCAAACCTATCGGTTTGTTGTTACGCTTAGGCATTGCTATTACTAACTCATCCTTATCCATATCTTTAAGTTCAAGATTGATTACATAGTCACACGCTTTGTTAGCTAGGCTATGGTTCTCATCATGCAACTTCTTCCATATAAACAAATGTCGATACGCTTTGTGCAATGTCTCATGCAACACTACAAAGGCCAACTCTTTGTCATCCAAACTCTTAACAAACTCACGACCATACTTCTCGTCACGACCGTTAGTGCTTGCAGTATCTATGTCATCTACTACGCTACTCTTACCGACAGTCATCAAGCCCGACCATAACGCATACTTAGGGTTACGCATGATTGCAATCTTTACCTTGCTCAACCTGCGTTCCTCTCTATCCTTTACTACTATTTCGCTATTACCTAACATTGTTAGTTCTCCTTAAGGTATCTAATACATCTTCTGCTTTTAAACCACGACTACGTAAATACTTCCTCGCTTTGCGTAAGGCCTTATCCTGAATCTGTCTTACACCCTCTCGGGATATTCCAATAGGGGTAAGCAACACATCAGTTTTTAACTCTAGCTTTTCCTTACTCATAGCAAGTCTTCGTTGCGTTGCACCCAATCAGCAAACTTAGGTGAACTGAATGCAATAGCTTGCTTACTTGTAGACTTCGCAATGTTGATTGCAAAGCATGCTTGCCACTCGGGTTGGAATCTTTCAATGTAATCCATGAACTTAGGCATAGTCTGCTTATCTACTTTACTAATTGCACCGAACACAATAATTGCACATGCACCGGCACTATCGGGGACTAAAGCATTCTTAGGGTTGGCAATTACTGAGTCCCATGTAGGAAGCTGGTCTGAGAACTCTATGTATGCTTGCATATCCCTAGATGCTGATTCGCCAATAGCTCCTGACATTGCACATATCAAGCTATCCGTATCTAGCTTTGCTCTTGCCCTAACAATGTTAGATGCTCTCTCTAGTGAGCGAGGTGAAACAAATGCCATCTGCATCTTCTTTGGGTTGAAGATGTAAGGGTTGTTCGCTTGGTCTGCATCAAGATAACTAGCCAATGCATGTGGGAATTGTCTTACCCATGCAATAATCTCAGGTGCGATATCATTCTCAATCGCCCACTCAATCCACTCCTCGGCATCAGGCTTTCTTACATGTAATGGGATAAGACGATTCCAACTGTGTGCCTTTAGGCTATCGCCCACGCCATCGCTTGATAGATTACCTGTTAGGAAAGTAATACTAGCTGGGTGTAAGAAGTTATCGCCTAGCCGTGGCTTGACTTCTAGCATCGGATGTAGCATGTTCTTAATTGGGTCTGCACCTTTAGTGAACTCATCTAACATTGTTATGACGGGTTTACCGAGATGCATTTTAAATCTACTGTTAGGGTAGTAGGCCGTAGTCTTAGTCTCCCTATCAATGACGGGCATAGCAATATCGCCCAAGTCCATGTTAGGCACATCAATATAAGATACTTCGTGGTCGGGTAGACTTGCTGATAGCGTCTTAAGGATAGACGACTTACCAATCCCCGGTTCGCCACGCAAAAAGTAGCGATTCATTGGGGTTGAAAGAATGATGTTACATGCTTGCTTCAATGTAACGGTATTACCAAATTGTATTTCAGCCATGCTGTATTTCTCCTAGTTAAATAAGACTTCGTTGCTGTGTGATTAAACCTACTACCTCTACTCTGCTACACCTAACATTGTTAGGTTGTTTTTACCACTTATGAAACATTGATACATAACTTTATTTAATATATACTATATTATAACACAGAATAATGTCTAAGTCAAGTTTTTTAGGCATGACTTATTATTATTTCGGAACGACCTAACATTGTTAGGCCACCCTCTGCTCATGCAATCTTCTCCACCCATAGCCATAGTATTTGCCGTTTGAGTCTTTACGAACTGCACCCTTAGGTAATTCCTTAGCCTCAAGAACTTCATCTCTGTGCCAACCAAGGATAAGAGAATACAAACCCTCAACTGCTCGCTTCTCAGTAAGGACATAGCCTTGTTCACCGGTCTTATACATTCGGTGACCAAAGGTTCTAGCCACTTGCAACAGAGCGTTATAGAACGAATCGTTCCTTGTCTCTGCGTTAGTATCAGTAATCAGCTTGAAGAACTTAACAATGTCGTCATCCCATCTTGCATACTCGGTTCGGTTTAACTCGGAAGGCCACTTCGCATGTGCCTCTTGCACACCAAGGACTCGTTCATACTCTTCGTCAGGGTATGTGCTATTGCCTTTGAGTTTGCATATCCCTTGCATGTAGGTAAAGAACTCTTTGTAGTTTGCCCTAACATTGTTAGCCTTCTTCCGATTGATGACATGCACATAGAACGGTTGCTCGTTCAGCACCTCATACTTACCCGTTTTCTTATTACGCTTTAGAAAGCATCCTTCTTTAGGTATTCTAGTATTGATACCTGTATAGTCCATACCAATACATAATGAGTGGTCAAATATCCGAGCGTGGATACCTAACACTTCCTCGATAAAGTATGTAGTGGTAACACTATTGTATGAGTCGTTCTGTATCATCACTTCACCGTTAGGGCGAAAGGTAACAACAGGAGTCTTATACAAGATGCATTGCACCGAACCATCTTCGGTCTTATCAATCTTATAAGAGTTCACATTGTGCCTATGCCCTAAGGGTCGAACCTCTACTGCTCTGCCACGAATAGGCTTAGTATCCTCCCATCGCTTAAGGGCTTGCTCATAGTCTACTATGTTATAAATGCCTGAGTTTCTTTGTTGTCCGTACATATTATTTCTCCCCTAACATTGTTATGGCCTTGGCACGCATAGCATCTGCACCTTGGTTAAATCCCTCACAGAATATCGCACGCTCAGAGTCGCTAAAGATATTCCCCAACTGCTCATCGAACTCGTAGAACGCATCGTTTGCATCTAATACAGTATCGTCAATCTCTTTAACTGTCGCTGCCAAGTCATGTTGTTTAGTTTTCATTTGCCATATCCCTTATCTTATCTAGTTGTTCGTATAAATCTTCTCTACCACATGAGTCCACTATCTCTACAAGCCTAGCCATATTTGCAGGACTCTCTCGCCACTTGCGTCTAGAATGCTCACTACCATTTACTGCATGGAATGCTTGCAGTAAAAATATCTTATCCTCCCCATTCATAGGTCTACCTCCTCTATAGCGTATGTGCGTGAACCAAACTTCTTCATGCTTTCTTTTAAGTGGGACATAGTGCTTTCGGCTATGTCATAGGTTAAAAAAGTGCCTACTACTTCAACATTACCTAGTTCATCAATTTCTACAATCTGAAATGCCTTCTCGTTAGTCATATATTGTTCCTCTCTTATTGGACAAATAGCCTTCGATAAACATAAACTTATCATGGTCGCTTGGGTTGTTCGGATACTTATACATAATGCTATAAGGGTTGTTAGTCCTAAGCCATAAGGTGTATGCATTTTCTGCTCTATTGCGTAAGAGTTCTTCTCTCACAATTGCTCTATGCATATGCTTGCTAGAACCTGTAACACCGTGAAGAGTATCTTTCCAATCCAACTCTTCTTGCATCTTATTTATATTCATCGCAACTCCTCCCAATAAGTTAGTGGTATTTCTTGAGCAACCTTTATCGCAGTAACAGGACACTCTGCACTAAGGGTAATACGGTAGTCCTTACCATCTACTGTGTTACGCACTTCGTGTAACACTCGCTTTGACCATCTGTTATCTTCAATACATGTTGCAATCATTTCTTCTCCTTGTCCTGCTCTCGCAGGGTTGGCCTAACATTGTTAGGCTTGGTTGGTTCAGTTAATAAATAGAAAAACGGATTTACTGCTTTTATTACTTCTACCTTCTCAGCGAATGTAGCACTAGATAAAATTCTACTCAATAGCGAATTAGCAATAGCCTCTTGCTCTCGCTTTGATAACCTTCGCTTTGTATACTCCTTCATCAATCCCCCTCAAAAGTTTTAATCCAATCAACACGAACTGTAGACAAGTCTAACCACTTCGCTTCACGCTTATGGTCGGGCTTATCTATTGGGTAATTTACCAATAACCCATGCTCACCCATACGCACTACCTTATAAAACTCAGGTGCATCGGGCTTGCGATATAACTTCATTACTTTCATTCCAACACCTCCTTGATTAATTTCTTGACGGCCTTTTCCAACTTACGCTTGGCTAGTCGCTTAGCAGTAGGCTTACCCCCTCGGTTGCAACAACACCTACAATTAATGCCACCACTACCTACAACTGAGAATCTTTTATATATACTTTTCATTCAATCTCCTTTTCGGTATCGTCTTCAAAATTATATGGCTCGTCACGCATATCCTCATCATGCTCATCACGCAAGTCTTCAAGTTCTCTAAAGTAGATAAGCAATTCTTTTTCTATATACTCAGGTAAACAACTAGCTAAACCCTCGGTCTTACCGTCTGACCAAGTAATACTCATTCGCCATGATTTTATTGTTTGCATCACATTGTCCTCTTAGGGTTAGTAAAGCATAAGTCGCTTGGGTTGTGAATATACTGATATGCACCTTTCGAGTAAGGTATCTGCACAATGTGCTTAACCTTCTTGGCATTCTTCTCACCACACACCAGACAACTAAAGTAACCTAGGGCTATTCTCCTATGGTCAATCTCTTCGCCACACTCGCAATCAATTCCATATAACATTGTTAGGCCTTATCTTGGTTGGGTTCGTTCGATGATGGACTCCAAGCTTCTACCTGTTGCCATGCATATAGATAGAATAGTAGGCATATCCTCTTGAAGTAATCCTGCAATGCCACTTAAGAATGCATGCTGAGCATACATATATGCTTTGGTCTTTGGCTTGAGAGCATTGGCCTTGGCATAACGCATCCATGCATGGGCTACTGTTTGCGTAGTAGACATAACATTGTTAGGGCGAACGGGAGTATTGTTTGTCCCTGTTGTATCTAAGTCTAGTTGTAATTGCATGGTTTAGTCCCTCAAAAGAAATACAGCGATATGAACAAGCATGTAACATACAGTAAGTATGAATATTGCAATAGTGAATTTTAAAGAATCAAAGAATTTCATTTATATCCTCCTAGTTTAATAAGTGCATAGTTGGTGTAGTCTGCATCGTTACCGACTCGGGCATAGGAAATACGAATGCAATTCCAAGACATAGGGATAATGCTTGCTACTTGGTATATCAGGCTACTGGTCTTTACTAACATACAATCTCCTTGGTTGGCCTAACAATGTTAGGTGGTTTACAAAAATATAAATGAGGCCGTTTCTTTATTCTCATATATATCTTATATTATAACACAATATGTTGTCTAAGTCAAGTTTTTTGGGCAGAAACCGACCCTCGTTCCGAAACGGATTTCCCCTAGACGCACGGGCTACCACTCTCTTAGGAACTGTCATTTTGGCGAAAGCCAAAATTACCAAGGGAATGACCTAACAATGTTAGGTGTTAGGTGTTAGGTGTTAGGTGTTAGGTGTTAGGTGTTAGGTGTTAGGTGTTAGGTGTTAGGTGTTAGG